TTTTTCACCTTCGGAATGAGATAAATCCCCGCAAGCCAATGAACTATTTTCTGCATGACTATTATTTCCGCTTGCGATAGAATCACTTCCCTCTGCATGGGAGTATTCTCCTATAGCCATATTATTGTCATTAAAAGACTCCGAATAATTTTTAACACCCTTAGATGGCAAAGCTCCATCCAAATATTGCGAGTCTAATTTTTTGTAAGCTGTTACATTATTTATGGTAATACCAAGCACAAAATATCTAGGAAAACTTTCCGTGGAAAAAGTAAAATTAACACCACTATATCGAGAAACATTTAATTCCCAATCATCGGTAGAGAAGTAGCCATAAAATGAAGAACTTTCAAAAGGTTCTCCATTATATGTAATTGTGACGTTTTCAGCTTTTAAGAGGGTCGAATGAACATCTGAATCAAACCACAATTGCGCTTTACCACTACTATCTACCTCAAAAATTTGTGGGTTAATAATTACATTTTCCCCTTTCTCTATATAATGGGTTCTATTTTTTATATATCCATTGTTGCCTTCAGAGGCATTCCAATCTGGTTGAGGAAGATTTGTGATTCTAGAATTAATCTTGTTCAACCCGCTAGTTAATTCATTTTCTGTTTTTGATATCCTTTGGGTAATAGCGGCAACTGCTTTTCTTAAATGAGATAGCGTTAAATAATCTTGTATTGCCATTTGTTAATCACCTCACACAATCTCGCCGCCACCACTGTCATCGCCGCCTGAATCAATAGGTCCAACATGATATGGTTGGATATTTGTTGGAGTATATGTTGTGTCTCCAGAAGATGGCAAAATATAGATACTATCAGAATCAGTATTTAAAAAGATTCCTGTCCCATTCCACATTGAGGGTGCAAATTCTTGAACCGCTCCCGACTTGGATATTACAAATATCGGCTTATAATTATCCATGGCTTGTAAGATTTTATTATATAATTCAGTACTTGTATATTTCATCGTACTATTCCGCCTCCTCCAGAATCTTCTTCATCAGGAGTATAATCGTCTAAATTCACAACGCAAAATCCTCCACCAACTTCTCCAGAAAACCTCTTAACCCTTCCGTTCCTCTCAACTAAAAGAGTGTCCGTCTCCAACAATTCACTAACTTCTTCTAATTCACTTAATGTAATTGTATCTAATTCAGCCATTCTATCACCTCTTTATCCTAAAATAATATTGCCATCATCATCAGTTACTACTTTGTTATCTGCGTCTGAGAGAGGAGCAGAATAACCAAATTCGGTTAATAGGTTTAGTACGTTTATATCGTCTTCAGGTTGGGGAATTAATGCTTTTATTTTCTCCCAAACCTGACCCAATCCAATTTTATCTAAATATTTATAGGTAGCCATTTAAGCCACCTCCTTATACACATATCGTATTAATCTCAGTAGATGTAATTGCGGACATATCCGTATCCTCAACATATCCACTTAAATCAATATCTGTGCTTCCAATTTTTTCCCAAGAATTATTTACATAAATATACTCATCATAAATATCTTGGTTTCCGTGAGTATGAGTAATTAAATAAATTGTTCCTTTTTCACCTGTAGCTGGAAGAGTTTGCACAACAACATATTCAAAACCAGTAATATCCGCTAATGCACTTTCAATTGCAGTTGTTACATCAGATGCAGTTTGAAAACCAGCCCCATTAGTCAGTTCATTAGTATTTGTAGGAACAGTAATATTCGCAATCTTATTTGTAATTGTTACGTTAGTTCCGTTCTTTTGAATACCCTCAAGTACATTAACTTGCGCCCCGCTTGCTACATTTGCAAGTTTTGTTTTTTCATCTGACGTATAGTCATTTGTAGACAATCCTTTTCCATCTACTTTGTCTACCTTTCCAGTCAATGCGTTTTTAATTTTTTCCCAAACTAACGCAAGACCAGTTTTATCTAAATAATTATAAGACATTGATTTTCACTCCTTTATTGTAAAATTTCCAAAATATCTTCTACATCAATTGGCTGTAAACCTAAGTCAGAAAAAGTTTTATTTCCTTTTAAGGTCACATTTTCAATAGAAGGTAAATTCAATGAATTTTCATAATCAACGCTTAGCACGCCAGTGATGGGGTCTCGAATTAGTCCGCTACCTGCCTTAATAAGTTTGTTAATTTCTTCCTCAAAAAGATAGGGAAGATCCTCCCAATGATCTTTCCCATTACCTATCTTTAAACTATTTTTATCCGTACTCAGCGCCGGTTCGCCTACGCGCAAGATGGGGTTATAGTCAATCCATTCCTGTTCTGTGGCGCGGCGCAACTGAATGATAGCTTTTACATGCTTTTTAATCGTCGCCATATCCTTTTACATTACCCCCATCATAATATATTATCTCATCGTAATATATTTCTTGTTCTACGGGAGTAACTTCTGTTTTAGGCTTAAAATGATTTTTTGTTTTATTAAACTTAGTCTTAAAGGTTTGATCTGAATTGAATTTAATCTTAAAAAGTCTATCTTTCGTTCTCATCCTTCAATCTCCTTACCAATTACTCCCTCGTGGCGTACTCCAAAAATACGCTCTCTAACTGGTTCAGAAGCATAAGCTTCTCCATCAACTGTTAATACTCGCACCTGAATAGTTGCGATATTCTTTCGCGCGGCTGCATAGAACGTAAATTTGAGAGTTTCTTCCTGTGTAAGATGGATTGTTAATTGTGAACAAGTTTCTTCTTCCTCAGTTGGCTCTACAGAAGCATTTTCATAAAGATCAAGTAAATTAACAATCTCCATTCTATCGTCTTCTTCAAGATTAGAACGCTCAAAAATTACGTCTTCATTTTGACAATAAGTTACCCAAACCGTGTCTATTTCTTCCGCTAAAATTGGAAGTATAAAGTTATGGTATGGTGTTGTTCCACGTACAATCATAATAATTACCTCGCTAAAATTCTCTATATATTAAGTCATAAATTACTCTTTGAACTTTACCTTTTTAAGGCATAAGAAAAGGAACGGTACTCCGTTCCTATTCTTCAAATTATTTTACACATATAGCTCTAATTAAATCATCACCAATTTTATAACATGCAATTAATTTATAGTCTGGAAAGATATAGCTTTTACCATTTGCATGGACAATAAACAAATCATTCAATTCCTTTGTAATAAAGTCAACATTGTCACATTTAATAACAATATCCAAAACTTTTGTTTTCTTATCCTTATAGCAGTCGGTATAATAATTAAGCTTTTCCACTTCATATTCTCCCTCAAAAGTTTTAATGTCCATAAGCTTCTCCTTATAAGAAGACGGACGCATATCGCGCCCGCCCGGTAATTTTACTTATTCAGCTTAGTAATTGTCTTCTGAATAGCCTCTCTCATCTTCATATCTTGAGTCTGATTCATAAGTTCTTGTAATTCATCAATCGTCTCTTGTTTGGTATGACGTGAATATCCTCCATTATATCCATCTCTTGCCATTGAATACATTGGCATATTATAATCTGGATAGTACATATAGGAATTTCCATCATCTACATAGCCGTTCCTATTCATGTAGCTGCCGCCATCATAAGGTCTTCCCATCGTATAACCATAGGAATTGCCCTGGCCGCCACGTGCGTAAGAATTAACACCAGGCTGATAGTCAGCATCAATATAATACTTTCTCTGACTATAACCCCTATCCATGTTCATACCCATTTCTTTTTCTTCTTTCTCTTCTTTATACTTTTCAATTTTCTCTAAATTTTTTGCAGACTCTAAAAGGTCTTTCAAAATATCCAGACTTTCGTGAGAAAGTTTCCCTTCTTTGGCAATATCATCTAACTCTCCACAAATCATCGTACGGAGAGTATCCATTGTTTTCTTTTCCATCTACTTGTCCCTCCTATGCGATTCTATTGATAACCAAGTTAGAATTAATTACACTAGTTACTGGCGCAGGTACACCCGTAGGATCGTCTACCAATCCACTGACTGCCCGCACACTAACACTAAAGCAACAACCTCTTGGCACAGTAATAATTGCTGTACTCGTTACATTATTATATTCTTCTACTGCGGCTGGAGTAACAATCGCACGAGAAGTCGGTCTAACCTCTCCATTTACAGTAACCGCAACTGCAATGGGACCTACGGTGCCACCTTCAGGCACCGCAATATTCCCATTAAAAGTAACTTGATAACGAGCAAAACAATTAGTAGTATTACCGCTTAGAATAAAAATTCCAGTTTCGTCTTCGTGAATTACGTTCCCACGATTACATGGAATAGAAGCTGAGAATAAAATTGGAGCGTTCAAATCTATATTTTGAACCGCATTAGCTAAATATTCTGCCATAATACTACCTCCCTATTAAAATGCACAACCGCAACCGCAACCAGAAGTCACAGCATTACATCCACAACCATTCGGGTTTTGAACGATATATGCAGGACGAGGAACAGGAGCAAGATATTGTTCGAGAGTGTTAGTCTGAGCATCGTTATTAGCAAGAATTTGTGCAGTTTGTGCGTTCTGAGAAGCAGCAAGATTAGCCATTGTAAGCTGACGCTCAAGATCTGCAATTCTTTCATTCTTAGCATCAATCTTGTCTTGACACATTGTATCAAGAATTCTCTGAATACCATTGCTCTGAGATTCTAAGATATCTCTTACACCGTCTGCTAAAGCAGTTCTATCAGCGCAGTTTTCAGTTGCAATTGTGTATTTGAGGTCTGCACTAGCTAATCTGTTTTCGCAGCAGCAATCAGCAAACTGAGAACTTAATTGGTTAAAGCCCTGTGACATAGCAGTTTGATTAGCGAAAGCTTGGTTCATATTTGCCATTTGACGTCCATTAGCTGCGATTTCAGCCTGAGCGAAACCATTAGAAATTGCACCGTTCACACCTGCAAAACCATTGCAAAGCGCACTTGCGGTATCAACAAAACCATTGGTTAAGCTAGATTGAATTCCGCTAATTCCGCCCATAATAGCAGACTGATCGAAGCCACGCTGTACTTCATTACCTACTCCTCCGTTTCCGCCATAGCCATTGAAGCCATTGCCCCAGTTGCCATTGAACATGAAGAGGAAGAGGATAATAAGCCACCAAGCGCCGTCTCCGCCCCAGCCAAAAGCACCGTTTCCATTGTTTCCGTTGCCTACTACAGCAGCAACGTCAGCTGCACTTAAATCTCCGTTTGTTAAAGACATTTGTCTACCTCCTATATAAGAAAACTATATATAGATAGACACAAGACCTATTTTATTTAATTAAATTTCGTAATTGGTTTGCCGTTTGAGCAAATTGATTGAATTGCTCTTGGGTCATTCTGCCAGAACTGAGAAGTTGTTTGACTTGTTGCTCTGGGTTACCAGTAAAAGTAGATTTAAACTGGTTAAATTGATTTATTAAATTAGCTGTTGGATTATTTTGTTGAGGTTGGAAAAAATTATATAATGAACTCATTTGATTTCTCCTCCTTCTTTGGAACAATAGATTGTTTAAGTTCCTCAATTATTTGTTTAAGCTCTTCGTGTGTGACGTACTCATTCTGCGCCGGCGCTGTAGACGTAGGCGTCGTCTCCACACCCACCTCTTTATATTCAAAGGTTCTTAAAGGTAGCGGCATACCAGTTGCATCTGAGGATTTAACGTAGAATACGTTGTTCTCACTATCCATTAATAAAACTTTTTGTCCAGCTGCAACGGGAACTGACCTAGCGCCCGCTTCTCCTTGCACCCAGTTGATAGCTCCCAACTGTCCTTGAGATGCTGTGGGCGCCACAGCTTGAGTCGGAGCCATGTTGCTGGTATATCCATACATTGTGTTTGCATAAGATTGCGGAAAATAATTATTATATCCTGCCATATTTAACTCCTTTCAAAATAATATATTGGTATTTCATTGCCAGAATCCCACGAGTCAAAATAGTTGCCATTAACTACGCAAACTACATGTTCGCCAGTTCCAACAATAAAAGTCCCATAAGGAAAATCATAACAAAAGTTTCTAACTGTATAACAATCAGGACAAGTATCAGGTAGTTGATGTTTTTTAAACCCGTTCATTTTTAAAAACTGTCCCCAAACTCTGTTAGCCGATGGCATATCATACATTCTAAATCCTAAATCCGCTAGCGCGCAGTATACATCATCCCACGACATATTTAACGCTCGAGATATTGCGCGGATTGTGCAATCACCAACTGAGAGTCCTAGTGGATTTGGATTGTAGTGAATATAAGACATTATTAATTCCTCCTTTTAAAAATGAGCCTAGAAGCATTTGCCTCTAGGCTCAAGGAAATAAGTCTTGTGCCTATCGGCTACCTGAGCAACTGAATTCAAAAAAAAGTTGAACTCTTTCGCTCATTAGTTAAGTAGTTTTTGAGCAAAAGAGTTCAACTTTTTTGAGTCAAAACGTTAAATTAAATTTTGAAAAAGGTTAAATTAGTTTTACTTCCATCTAAGAATATATGCTAATTTAAAATCTTTGTAATAGTTAGTATTGTAATTAACAATAATACCAGTGTATTTACCGTTCTTCATCGCAGCATGGCCGCCATCGAAGAAAAGATAGCCTTGTCCGGTATAGGCAAAAGTATGGTCTTTGTTTTTATAAATACAAATATCACCAGCTCTTAAATATCTTTTATCGACAGCTTGTTTAATTGTATAATTTTTACCAGAAATTTTAATAAGCTTCTTTTTCATTCCAGAATTAAAACCAACAAATTTACCATCTTTGCAATAGAATCCATCAGAATCCATACCTAATAACTTAATTCCCCATTTAGTAGGGACAATACAAGTACTACCTATAGTTTTTCCAGCTTCTAGTTTCTTTTTTGCTTCAGCATAAGTTTTTGGAGCCTTATTGTAATTGTAAACAATATGAGATCCATACTGATGGAATGTTTTATCTATTTCTTTTAGATAGCCTACAAATTTTTGAGCATTAGTCTTAGTTATTTTAATTGTAACCTTTTTAATTAGCTTACCTTTTTTGAAAAGTTTAAGCAATTTTGTATTTTGCTTTGCAGAGCCATTGTAATTGCTAATTCCATTCAATATCGCAATTTTCTTTCGATTCTCAAAAGAGGAAGAAACCCCTCTTTCTTTAAGAGCATCAACAATAGATTTCGATTTCCCCGTATATTTTTTATAATAAGTAATTATCTTCATAGCTACTTCCTCACTTTTTTAGCTTACCAGCCTTTAAAAGCTTAAACAATTTTGTATTCTGCGCCGCAGTACCTTTATAGTCTGAAATATCATTCTTCTTGGCAATCTTCTCACGACTGTCGAAAGAAGAAGAAATTCCTAAAGAACTTAAAGCGTCTGTGAACGACTTCGAATTACCCGTATATTTTGGGTAATAGGACACGGTTGAAGTTTTAGCGGGAGTAGTTGTCGTTTTCTTCGTTCCGACAAGTGTGTAATCCGGTCTACCATATCCAAGAATCTTAGAATATCCAATCGCATAAACTTTTTTCGCTACGCCTCCTCCGTTATCAACTACGCCGTTGGCGCCTGAGGTGTTGCCCTCAATCGTATAAACCTTGTCATCAGTTACTTTATAAACAAAACCAATGTGGTTTGCTCCGCTGTGTCTTGTTCCTTTAAAGAAAATTACATCTCCAGCTTTAGGATGAGCTTTGTATTGCTCCATCTTCTTAAAGTGTTGACGAATAACTTCACAGGCCGCAGAATACGATCCGCAAAGAAGCTTTTTACCTTTTGCATCTCCAAAAGCCTTATAGAAAATCCAACTTAAGAATGAAGCACACCAATAGTCACCGTTTGCGCCGATCCACTTACCATATTTGGTATAGTTGCGGTCGCCCGCATTAGCGAGTTTTTCATTAAGGTTCTTATTAGATTTCTTTTCTAAGTAACCAACCTCATTTTTAGCAACTTTTGTAATTTTTTCAATCGGATCAACTGTTTTTGTAACTTCTACCGCTTTCTTTACGGTCGTTGTAACTGTTTTCTTTTCAACTGGAGTCAAGAACCAATCCAAGTCTCTCTTCCCGGTTAATCTATTCGCATCATTATTTCCGCTAAGATATGAAGCATTGTATGACTCGGTAAACTGATGAAGTTCTACTCCTTTATGCGGCGGATATTTAGAACTATAGCCGTTGCCACCAACTCCTTTGGAGTAACGTGGCTCCCACCAAGCACAATTGTCGCCGCGCGCGTTGATAAGACGTTTAAAACGATCGTACTTGTGATGAGCAGTATAAATCATTGTTTTTGTACTATATTTTTGAATGTACTTTAGGGCTTTAATAGAGTTATCAACATTGTTGTCTCTTTCAAAGTCCAATACGTAGCCTACGAAGTATTTACCAACTTTAGGCTTACAAGTCTTTACAAGAAACTTAGCCTGTGCTAATTCATTTCCTACATTCATAAAAGAATAAAGCCAATAAGGAATTTTTAATTCCTCACATTTTTTAATGACTGTATCCATGTAGCTGTCTACAAAGGATGTTCCCTGTGTCGCCTTCGTAATAATAAAAGGCGACACAGCTTTTAATTTCTTCCAGTCTTTAACTGGATGATAGTGCGATAAATCAAAAATAATCATTACTCTTCATCTCCTTCAACTTCTTCAATTATACCCGGCGCAGTATATTGAAGACCGTAGAAGCCATCAGACAAACCAAGAGTTGTTGGATCGACTACAATACCTAAAACTGCCAATACGGCGAATAGGGCTTCGACAACGTTGATTAGATTGTGTTCGATGTTGTCGAGAACTAAGTGATAGCCGAACAGCTGGCCAACCGCTTGGATTAGAATTAAAATTGCTGGGATGAATCCTAGCCAAAATGCTTTGTTTTTAAAACGTACTTTCCAATTAATATTCATGGTTTTACCCCTCCTTTTCCATTTAACCGTTAACTTTTTCTAAGTAAGCTATACGTTTTTGTAAATCTTTTATTTCTCTATTTTGCTTTTGAATTAACGCTACCATTGGAGCGATAAATTCATCATACCGTAACCCCCAAGATATTTCTTCATCAGGTATATCATCGCTATAGTTTTCGAAATCATCCATATCCAACGTAGAGGCTAAATAAATTGCGGCATCTCCAATTGTTTTCTTGGCTCCGTCCCTGACATCTTGGGCATAAAATCCCAAATGTTTTCTTCCCGATTGACCATCTTTTAAAACATATGCAGCTGGTTTTAAAGACATGATAAAGTCTTCAATTTTTTTATCGTCAGCTAAATAAGAAATATGGTTTTTAATCTTTTTATCTGAGCTAGAAACCAAAGTAGAATTAACATAAAAGGAACTGCAATAAGCATAAACCCTATATGTATTACTACCACTTCCCGCTGATAATTGAACACGATTTGCATTATTATAAACAGAAACATATCCATCACTTGTGACGTAAACGCCCCTATCTTTGTTACTATGTAAATAGAATCCACTTATTACGGGCGTTCCTGATATTGTATTTGTAGTCACAGAATTTGCTTTTATATTACCCGCATTGGTAAAATAATAGGGAGGTTCATCCCAATTATCACCAACTGTATGGCCCCCAATATAAAGTGAATTAAAACAAGCGTTTCCAGAAGTATTTATAAAGTACTTACCTTTGTATGATACGCTAAAATCAGTTGGAGTCCCCCAATAAAAAGCATTTACATTATTAGTAGAATTACCTGCAAGATAAGAATTACCATTAGTAATTTTTAAGTTACTAGTAGTCAATGCTCCACTACTTGTTACCTTAAAAGCACCTGCACCTAAAGCAATTCCATTTGTTCCAATATAGACTCCATTATTAGTGGTATCTGTTAAAGAAGTCATTCCATTGTAAAAAGAACTCGCCCCTATTGTGAAACCAGCTGTACTCGTTCCTATATATCCAGAGCTAGCCGTAATAGCACCACTAATTACTGCATCTGAAGCATAAATAGTTCCATCACCAGTAACCCCAAATTTGTCTCCTATAGCGAATCTTAATCCTTCTCTTGAAGTACTATTAATAGTTCGAGTAAAATCTGCCGAAGACAAAGCTATTGAGTTGTCTGCATTAGAAGTCACTTCCACCCCATTTGTATGAATTGAAGTAGAATCAATTTCAAAACCACCAATTGTCGCATTGATTGCTTGCAGATCGCTTATAACTGCATCTATTGCAGTTATTAAATTCGTTTGCATACGTGCAGCAGCTATATTACCAGCAGAAATATTCCCAGCATTGATATCAGTTATATTCGCGCCGTTAGCATAAATAGTACCACTACTATCCATAGCAAAATTAGAACCAATAGCCACTCGCAAAGTATTTCGTAACGTTCCATTAATCGTTTTTGTAAAGTTAGAATTAGAAATAGTGATTGTAGTTGCAGCAGAGCCTCCAGAAATATTTAAGCCAGTATTACCGCTCGTGTATCCTAAATATACTCCAGAGCTAGTATTATTAATACCAGTACTACCATTATACAACGCTGTTGTAGTTAAATTCCAAGGCCCTATCTTCCCAGTACCATTTGTTTTAAAATAGGTTACCCCGCTAAAGCCAATACCATTAGCTGAATCAATACGCATCCCAGACGTACTATCAGCAATCGAAGCTTTATTATTGGTTTTAATTGAAGTTCCATCAATTGTCCAACCACCTATGTAACCGATTTCAGAATAAACTTCTCCTCTAAAATATCCTTGGGTTGTATAAATCCCCCATCCACTAGGAGTAATTGTATATTTTCCATCTGACTGAGAATATGGACTTAAACCACTTAAATCGCCTATACGTACAGTCGGCTCAGCAAATCCAGTAATTGAAGTACCTGCGCTATGCGTACCATCGTATATGTCTATATATTGTTTACTATCTTTTCCATAGGAAGTCAATAAAATACCAATGGGCATATAGTTGCTTCCATCTTTTCCTAAATAAACCGACACTTGTAAATCTGTGCCAGGCTTACTAGATATTGCATTGCTGCTAATCAAGGAAGAATTTTCATCAAAAATTATGTCGAGTGCGGCCGACTCAACGTTGCTAATTGTAAAACCAGTAATTGTATTTGTGCCAGTAGTAATGTTTGATAATGGCCCATCACAAGTACCAAGTGGATATTTTTTAGTTCCAACCGCTACATTACCTGTGCCATCCCG